ACAGAACGCAGGAAATACAAGAAATTGTGCGCGATACACGTCAAGATGTGCGCGACGATGCTACTAAACTGTATGCTGGGGTCTCTGGCGTGGATAAACGCTCTAGAACACTGGACGCAGAGACAAGAGAGGCGTTGAGACAGGCTGAGAAAACGATTCGTGACATTGTTTCCTCGGCATCAGCGCGTTTTGACGCTAAAATAAACGGTATTGACTCAAAACTGGACGCATTTGAGAAGAGGCAAGATAAGAAATTACAACGCGCTTTAGATAATCCTTTGTTAAGGAAGTAAGATGGTTCAGAAGAAACTACAGAAGAACAGCGCTTATAACGAGTTAGACTTAGACGGAGACGGCGTAGTGTCCGATTCAGAACTTGCAGTTGTAGATGCTTTATCTAAGCATGAGAAAGCGGATGCTCAAAGAAGAATGGCTTGGGTTTCAATGGTTTCTATGCTATTTTTTACCGCCGCTGTTTTCTTACCTATTTTTCCAGACGCGAGGATCAAAGCGTTATCTGATCTATTTGGGCTGTTCTATATAGGTCAAGCGGGTGTTGTCGGTGCCTATATGGGCATGACTGCGTATATGGCGAAAGGTAAATAGAATGATTGGTCTTATTAGCGCTGTCTTACCTTCAGTAATGGAAGTTGCCGGGAGGTTCTTACCTGAAGACAAAGAGAAGCGGGCTGCTGCTGAACGCGAAATACAGGCCAAACTTACAGACAGTCTAGCTCAAGTCGATCTAGCGCAGCTTGGAATCAACAAAGTTGAGGCGGCTCACCGTTCTATGTTTGTTGCTGGATGGCGTCCATTCATTGGATGGACTTGCGGGGTAGCGCTTATGTATACCTATGTCCTTCAACCAATTTTAGTTTTTGGGTTAGCGCAGGCTGGATATTTAATTGAGTTGCCAAAAATGGACTTGGGCGAACTAATGCCGGTTTTGATGGGGATGCTCGGTTTGGGTGGCCTCAGATCATGGGAGAAGGTCAAAGGAGTTGCTAAATAATGGCGGTAAAAGCTAGAGGTGTTGGTGTTTCTGAATGGCAACCAATTAAAATTAAACACCGAACTAGTATTGGTAACGGGCCTAATTCTAAACCTGCTAACAAGCGCAAACGTCGTTCGTGGAAGAGATACCGGGGTCAAGGTAGATGAACAAAGAAACTCTCGTATCTGAGCTTATCGCTGACGAAGGCGAGGTGCTGTCTATATACATCTGTACCGCAGGACATGAAACGTGTGGTGTAGGTCATATGGTGCGGGAGTCTGACCCGGAATATGGTTGGCCTGTAGGCGCTCCGATTACAAAAGAACGCAGTGATGAGTTGTTAAAAGAAGATTTAAAAACCGTTTTTAATGATTGTGAGTGGGTTATAACAGGTTTTGACGTTTTGCCAGAAGAAGTGCAGCTTATAATTGCTAATATGATGTTTAATCTTGGTCGTCCGCGTTTTAGTAAGTTTGTGAAACTTATATCTGCTGTGGAGGCCGCAGATTGGGGAGAAGCTGCACGGCAGATGGAAGATAGTAGGTGGCATGTACAACTTCCCGAACGCAGTGGGAGACTAATTGCTCGTATGAGGGCGGTAGCATGAAGAAAGAAGTAAACGCTGAACAACTATCAGATGGCACGGTGGTGTCTTCTCACAGCATAGAGATAGTGTGTGATGCCTGTGGTTATGATCTAGATGGTGCAGAGTTAACTGCTGCTAAGTGTGCAAATTGCGGAGCGGATCTTAAACTAAAGACCAGCGTAACTGTGCAGGCAACTTCTATACCGGCGTATGGGGAGGCGTAAATGCCCTTTAAGAAGCTAGAGCTTAAACCCGGCATAAACAAAGAAGCTACAAGGTATTCTTCTGAAGGTGGCTGGTATGATTGTGATAAGGTTCGTTTCAGGCAAAACTTCCCCGAGAAAATAGGAGGTTGGAGCAGGATATCCGGTAATACGTTTGTAGGTATCTGTAGATCGTTATCGGCTTGGCTTACTTTAGCAGGGCAGAAACTAACCGGTATTGGCACCAGCAAGAAATTTTATTTGGAGCAGGGGGGTGTCTACTATGACGTTACCCCGATTAGAGCAACTACTACCAACGCAGCTACGTTCGCGGCTACTAACGGCTCTACTACACTGACTGTTACTGACAATACCCACGGTGCGGCTGTAGGTGATTTTGTTACTTTTAGCAGTGCGGTGTCTTTAGGAGGCGCTATAACAGCAGACGTACTAAACCAAGAGTACGAGATTGTAACTGTACCCAGTGTCAACACATACACTATAACTTCTTCTGTAGCAGCTAACGCTTCTGATTCAGGTAACGGTGGGTCAGCTACTGATGCCGCCTATCAGATAAACGTAGGTACGGACTCAGCAGTGCCTCTTAATGGTTGGGGCGCTGGTTCATGGGGGGAAAGCACGTGGAGTTCTGGCGGTACCTCTACTGTATCTTTACGCACGTGGACCCAATCTAATTTTGGGGAAGATCTTATATTTGGTCCAAAAGGCGGTCAAATATATCAATGGGACGCTACAAACGGAGTTTCCACACGTGCTGTACTGTTGTCGGGTGTTGGCGGCGCTTCTGACGTACCGACGATTCAGAACTTCATCCTTGTCTCCGACATAAACCGGTTTGTTTTCTGTTTTGGCCCAAACATTATTAGCACAACAACCCAAGACCCTATGCTCATACGTTGGTCAGACCAAGAAGATGTCTTAAACTGGACCCCCTCTGCAACAAACCAAGCCGGTAGTCTACGATTGTCACGGGGTTCAGAAATAGTATCCGCGCACCAAGCTAGGCAAGCAGTAAATGTGTGGACTGATACTTCTATGTATAGCTTACAGTACGTTGGAGGACAGATAGTTTGGGGCGCACAGCTTGTTGGTGAGAACATATCCATAGTCTCTGATAAAGCTGTAGCCTATGCTAACGGGGCTTCCTACTGGATGGGAAAAGACAAGTTCTACACTTCAGATGGCAGCAGGGTTCAAACGCTAAAGTGCGATCTATTGCGGCACGTATTTAACGATTTCAATCTCCTGCAAACAGATCAGATATTTGCTGGCACAAACGAAGAATACCACGAAATCTGGTGGTTCTATTGTTCGAGTGATTCTGAAACCGTAGACCGGTACGTAATTTACAACCATCAAGACAAGATTTGGTACTACGGCACCCTAGCTAGAACTGCTTGGTTAGATTCTGGTATGCGAAATTTTCCGGTGGCTGCTACTTATAGCAATAACCTAGTCAACCACGAAGAAGGGATCGACGACAACGAGACAGCAACCACCGCTGCCATTAGCTCGTACATAACTTCTGCAGAGTTTGACATAGAAGATGGTCACAGGTTCAGTCTTGTGTCTAAGGTGTTACCGGATATCACCTTTGATGGGTCTACAGCAGATTCTCCTGTAGCATCGTTGTCGTTGTTTCCACTTCAGGATTCTGGTTCCGGCTACAACAGCCCTAATTCAGAAGGAGGTAACAGCAGCGGGACAATTACAAGATCGGCCACTTCCCCTGTAGAGAAGTATACCAGCCAGCTTGATATGCGCGTGCGCGGTAGACAGATGTCTATTAAGGTTGAGTCCACTGCGGCAGGGGTGCAATGGCAGTTGGGTTCTCCTCGTTTAGACACACGACCTGATGGGAGGCGGTAATGTCGTCAACCTTTAAAACAAGTATGGACTTTGTGTCTCCCCCATTGTCTTTTGCTCCAGAAGAGTATGAATCGGGGTTCTTTAGTCAGAGCAATGAAACGTTGCGATTGTATTTTAACCAAATAGACAACACACTCAAAGATGCTCTAAAGCAGGAGTATGCAGAGTCTACAGCGTGGTTTATGAGCTAATGGCTAATAACTATAAAAACGCTAAATTAGATCTCACGGCTACGAGTGTAACTACTCTGTATACGTGTCCTACGGCCACTACCGCTATATTTAAGTCTATATTAGTGTCTGAAGATTCTGGTAATGCGGATACTATAACTGTTACGCTTACTAATGGCGCTTCTGTATTTAGTTTGTTTAAGGTAAAAGCAGTAGGAGCGAATACTACGGTAGAGTTGCTGACCGCCCCGCTAGTAGTTACAGAAGGTGAAATACTAAAAGTTAACGCCGCCACGGCTAACAGGCTGCACGTGGTCGCTAGTTTTCTAGAGATTGGGTAGTTTTAGTATGGCTCGAATGGAAACCATAAACAGTAGCGATAAGCAGTTACAGAGCGGCGAGATTATAACCAAGACGATAGATCAGCTTGGAACTGGTGATACTTCTATTGCTACTGCATTAGCTATTATAGCCAAAGAAGGTACACTCGATACCGCCGATACTATTCAGTTTGGTAATACTGTATTCTTGGCAAACCGTGGTGTAGGAGCCAACAAAAATAAAATGGTTGGACGTGCCTTTAATGTAGATACAGGTAAAAACTACCTTAATAACTGTCTTGAATACATGGAATATTTACGAAAAAAAGGTATAACTCATTACAGTACTTCGTTTACTGGATCAGAAGTATTAAAGTTAATGCAGTTACTACAGCGAGTAGTGAAAAATAACACTGATAGTAGAATCTACATAGCAATGGATGATACAGACCCTTACGCTGAAAGTAATTACATAACGTACTTCAAGGTTGGTAAAAATCCAATACCGAGGGTTTCCTAGATGGCCCCCGTTGGAAGAGCTGTTGGTAAAGCCGTAGGTTGGGTTGGGGATGCAGTAGAATCTGTCGTAGATTTTGCCGTAGATGAAATCCTTGAGCCTGTCATTGACATGGCTAGCGGCGTTGTCGAAGGGATGCTGGCCGACCCTTTTACAACTATCGCTATGATAGCTGCTGCGGTTACACCGGGTATGCAATGGGCTGTTCCTCTTATAGCTGGTGCAAGTACAGCCATACAAGGCGGTGATATAGGGGATATAGCTCTCGCAGTAGCTTCGTCTTATGTAGGTAGTAAAGTCGGGCCTATAGTAGGTGAAACCGTTGGGGGGCAGATAGGCAGTGCCGTTGGTAGTGAAGCAGTAGGTAGAATTGCCGGAGAGGCCGCTGCCGGAGCTACTCGGGGTGTGATTACAGCAGTAGCTACCGGAGGAGATATTGCTAGCGCCGCCTTGATGGGAGCAGCTAGTGGGGCTGGGCGTGCCTCTTTTTCAGAAGCTGGGTCTTACATACGAGAAGGTATAGCGGCTAGTGAGGCAGAAGTTGCCGTTGATGGCACTGGGTATGGATCTGCTGATGTTGGGATGGAGTACTTTGAAAGCAGCGACTTTGTAGACAACTTCAACGCTGCAACAGAGTCTGTTGGTATTGAGCTAGCTGACATAGTTGATACTTGGGATTCAATACCGGAGATAGCGCAAGACGTAATAACAAGTGCTGCTGGGGCAACTATATCTAGTCTAGCTATGACCGGAGAAATGCCGAACGACAAACAACTAGCTAGCGCAGTTACGTCCGCTGCCATTGCGTCGAAAACAACATCACGAGCGCTTACAAACATAACGGGTATATCTGATAAGTCTGCGGCACAGGTAGCTAAAGTTATAAGTGATGTGTCTAGGACAGCTTATACGGGCGCAGACCCATACGAAGCATATAAAGCTAGCCTCTCTGGTGTGTTCCAAGAAGACCTTAACAAAGCCGTAGACGATATTACTGATGGGGGTTTAGAACGTCTTTTCGATAACATAGCGGGTAGTACGACTACATATGAAGAGGCTTTGGGCAAGGCAGAAACACAATCAATTCTAGTCGATGCAGCCGCCGAGCCTGTTAATTTAGTGATAGATCAGGCCGAAGCTCTAAGAGCCGGGCAGGTTGAAGGGTTCTATAGCTACGAAGAGTGGGAACAAGAGAAAAACGCTTTTGAGGCTGGTGGACGTACCGATAGAGCAGCGTATGACCGGCTTAATGCGTGGAATGAAAAATACAGAGAGATAACGGCTTCGCTACCAAACCTTCGCACCGTATATGACGAACAAGTACTTAGATACAATGAGGAAATAGATAAAGTCAAAGCTGCGGAACAGGCTCTGTTTACAGACCAAGAATACTTGGATCAAGCTGTTGAACCTCTGTATGTAGTAGCTAATAAAGGGTTTACAGAAGCACTACGTCCAAACTTTAACGAAGCAGAATACCGAGAGTTAAACAATCTATCATCTAACACCGATGCTCACGGGCATTGGCTTGCTACAGGTCGGTCAAATCCTGTTAACAGGCAAGAACATAACGCAGCAATAGATGGAATACTGAAACAAAAACTTTATAATTTAACGGTTTCTCAAGAAGACAAAAAGTGGCGAAGTTCAGAAGATTTCGACAAATTTGAATCTGGTCTTGTGGCTGCAACAAAAGCAGCAATCGGAGACGACTTAAACGCAGCCAGAAATCTTGACTTATCTGCAGATTCGACCCTTACTCCGGCTGTAGCAGACGTACGTGCCGCTGTAAATGCTTATATTAACGACGCTCCTGACCTATCTCGGAGCGCGGTAGAGGCAGTAGCTGAACCAATAGCTAAAGCTCCCGGCACTACAGACGCCGACATAGCTTCGGGTAAAGCTCGTCTAGTTGCTGTAAATAAGTCACTTCAGTATGCGGCTTCTGCGTCCGGTGGCGGACAACGCGCCCTTCAATTTACAACCGAAGACGTTAATTGGACTGAGCCTGCATTTAATCCAGAGTTTAACACTGAAACTCGTACAGTATTTAGCCCGACTACAAACCAATACATTGTGCTGGATAGTGAAAGTGGCGCAGAATTACAAAGGTTAACGGGTGGCGGGGATGTACTGCCTGATGGCACTGTTGTTCCCGCCGACGACAGGGGCGTAGTTTTTGGCGCTCCGCTGCCACCTCCACCGCCTACACTAGCCAAAGTAGCCAAGATAAATCCCGTTGCAGCAATAGACGCTGCGGGTAAATTAAAACTAAACGAAGAAGAGTACAACAAATTAGACTTCTTCTCTCGTAGCCTCGTAGATCTTTCTATAGGTGTTAAAGACACTATTGAGTACCTAGACACCAACAGAGCCAAAATTAAGGAAGAGTACGGGATTGATGTAGGTGATTTAGATGGGGTCCGTACAAATGCTGGTACTGTACTGGGCGCTGGTGGGGAGCTACTAAGTGGTTTTAACGGGATTGTTAGTTTCTTCCGCAACAGCCGAAATAACCCCATAGACGCCCGAACAACCAATTTGGGTAAAGCTACTCAGGCAATGATTGGTATTGCTACAGCCACACAGCCGGAAGAGTATAATAATTTAGTAAAAGAGTGGAACAAAAGCTATCAACCCGTTGAAGGTTTTATAGCAACTATTGAAGCTATTGGTGAAGGACTGCTTGATCCTAAATATCGCAGTGTGGTGTTGAGAGAAGTAATAGCTAAAGAAATTATACAAGAGATACCGTTATTACTTACTTCTGTCGGTGTAGGTACAGCAGTTAAAGCTGGAGTTAAAGGCGGGGCGTATGTTGGTAAGCTAATAGGTAGAGAATTTGCGGAAGACACAGTTAAACAAGTTT